ACTGAGCGCTGCGCAAGTAGCATACAACACTGCAGGGTCCTCTGGAATAAAGGTTTCCATCGGTTTGTTAAGCACTTCTTCTGGATCAGGCATATCTTTAGCTACTCTTAGGTAACCTAAGAAATCTGCTGAACAACCACTGCCTACTTGACCATCAAGCGCTTTCATCTGCTCTTGTGGCTCAAAGCCCATCTGAAGTATTGTATTCACTCTCTCCCACGAGCGAGGGCTTGGGCAAGCGTTAACATCTGAGTCAAACTTATGTAAGAACTCTGGTCTGTGTCTTATAAAACCAGTGATCTCATGTCTCCAGTTCTCCGCTAAAGCAAACTGTAAGAAGTCTGTTGGATCAGCCTCAATGTCTAGGTGTAACATACGATCTTTAAGCTGAGTAGGCATTGGTGCAGTACCAGCTCGGGCTCCCATAGGATTGCCTGCCCCTATTAAGATTAACCCTCTGGGTAACTCATGCTCACCTATTCTTCCTTCGTTAAACCACTGGCCTAAGATATTCTGCGAGGCTAAAGGTGCTTGGGTTATCTCGTCTAAGAACATGATACCTCGATAGTCCTCCGGCAGGTCTAAGAAGAAAGGCTTAGCTCTCCTGTAAAGCTTACGGTCCTCTGTCAGAACAGGTAAGCCACCTAAGTCTACTGGATCGTACTGCGCTACGATTACAGTAGTCACAGGTAAGTTAAGTTCTTCCCCTACTTGTTCTACTATACTTGTTTTACCTACTCCTGGCAGAGACCATAACATAGGGTTAATCATTGAAGATCTCCTACTCAGGCTTAGATTGAACTCAACAGTTTTACTTAAGATTTTCTTTGCTTCTGATATACGCATTGTGTATTTCTCCTTTTGGTTACACAGTTAACTGGGACTTATAACGAAGGCAGTTATCCCAGGTCGTCCTCGTACAACCATCATAGAACTTGGTAGGCCCTATGCGTTTGGTTACACGTCCTTCGAGTTCTTTAGTCCTTAAGAAAATTATTTTCTCCAGGTCTATTGCTACTAAAGCTACTATATCACAATCTTCCTTGGTCAGTGGCTGCTTAGGATGTCCTCCAGAGCACACTGAAAAGTGATAGGTAGAGTAAGGCCTACGCTTTCCACGTTTTCTAGTGTCATATTCTCTTTTACAACTACTGGCCTTAACTTGTACCCTTAAGGGCTTTCGCCCTCCGACTAAGGTAAGTAAATCTATTTTCTCTAGCCTAACTATCTCGGTGGGGTAACCCATCTTGACGAGTTGGAAAGCCGTCAGGAGCTCTCCCATCTGTCCAGTCATTAGACTGTTGTTGTCTTTTTGCTTGGATTTCACTAAACTTCTCCCCTGCTAGCTCGGTTACAGCACCTCTTAATCTCTCTATCTCTTCTAAGAGATTTAGGTACTCTTTTACTTTTATTATTTGACTGGGTATAGCATCAGTTGTTTTTATTTTATCGTAAGCTATCCTCCTTTTAGCTAATAACATTTCTCTTGTCGTTAAACACATATCTAATTCATTCATAGCCACTGTATAGTTCCTTTCTGTTAAATCCCCTCGGTTAGAGAGCCCTAGTCGGTGTACTTTACCTACTATAGCGCTCTTAGTTAAGCCCCCAAGCGCTTTGCTTATCTCTCTGATACGCTTACCTTCTTTCCACATAGTTACTAGCTTCTTGGCGTCTACAGTACTCCATGCCATCTACCACTCCTTCTCTTCTAGTTCCCACAGTGTAAACTCACCGCCTTTAACTTCGGTTTTATCAGAAGTACTTATATTAGTCTCGTACCCTAACTTACCTACAGTAGCTAGCTTAGTTATATCAAACTCTCCATCATAAAGCTTTACCTCTATATGTAGCTTTATATGGTCTTCAGCCACATCTACTATAGTGCCCATAAGTTTTCTGTCAGGGCTATATAGTACCTCATCATTTATCTTCATCATCGTTATACTCCTTTGCTGATAGAATTATGTAGTGACCCAGGATAGTTTCTGCATGGATGGGTCCGTGAGCGTTTATAATAACTTCTCGGTGTACCATAACACCTAGCTCTCCATGCCGGTGATGGTCTACGTACTTAACTTTGTACTTTATCCACGGGGATGTTAGGTGGGCTATCATCTTTGTTTTCCTTACCTGTTATTTGATTTACCCAGTTATCTACCTGGGCTTGAAGCTTTCTCTCATACTCTAGCTGTAGTAGTTTAGTTTCCTTATTCATTTCCTTCCTCTTTCTCTCTTCTGGTTTCCATCTTAAGCTTTCTTAGTCTACGTTCTTCTTCCACAAAATCTTGATAGGAAGCTCTCATACTCATGTGCCCTTTAAGTCGTAAAGCAGGTGGACCCTGTTTAACTATCTCCAGCGCTTCCAGAGAAGCTTTCTTAGTGCTAGGGACTCTTCTACTATAAAACCCTATCACAGTCTCCAGGTATTTAACCGAACTATTGTAGTTAGGTATTGACATAGGCTCTCCTTTCTCTCTTCTGGTTTCCATCTTGTTATAAGCCTCTTCAAACCCTTCAGCATGAAGATAAGCTTCTTCGTTATACCAGAGACGCCTGAAGTAACCTTCATACGTACCTAGTACAGTGGCTTCGCTAACGTTTAGATGTCCTTTAATCATCCAGAACGCTCGATAAGCATCTTTAAGGGTCGCCATTAGCTCTCTTCTCCTCATTTTGAAGACTCTTTTTCATTAACTTAAAGAGAGTCACACCTCTTTGATTAGAAATAACGGAGAGATACCACAGTACATCAGCACTAATTTCTGTGAGGGCCTCCTCTTTCTGAGGACTTTCCTCTAGGTTAGCTGTTGTGGCTAAGTGTATTAACTCCGCTACTTTACTCTTGAAGCCTACCCAGATTTCCCACTCAGGTTTTCCTTCTTCAAGGTAGTCTGAGGCCAGATCTTCGTAGACATTGGCTATCTTCTTTTCTTCTTCATCCATTAGTTTCTCCTCTGTTAATAGCTTCATTCCTCCATAGTGTTATCCATCACCCCAAGGTCCTCCCTCAGAGTCTCTGAGGTCTCCTCTGTCTGATGACCCCCTATGGTTTACTTTTAGAGTTAGGTCAGGATCATTCAGTTTAAGTGAGTGTAACTGAAAGCCTCCTTCCACCTCCCGTGTAATCTCGGTATGTGTATCGGTTAACTTAACTAATGAACCATCCTCTCCTATCTCAGCTACACACTTAAGATGATCTACACTGGTATAGTAGATTTCAGCGTAGGTCTCCTCATCACTACCTATGTGTATTTGCCCTGAGATAGACTCTGAGTCTACCTTACTTACACACATAAGAGTCCTGGGTAAATCCTCGAATTCTTCTATGATAATATAATCACCTACTACTGCTCCCCTAGTTATTTCTACTCTGTTAATAGCTTCATTATCCATGATGACCTCCTATGGTTTACTTAAGGATATTATTAATGTTACCTATGTTATGGTTATAGTTATTCTTCCGGAGGGCTGACCCTTCTATAAGGGATCTTTACTTTAGATGCCCCAGGAATTCCAAGGATAAGCTTTAGCGCTTGGATCAGCTCTGTCAGGATAGTCAAAGTTTTCCTCCTTCATAGTTACTTGGTTTATACCTACAACATCTACTCTATTTTTGGGATGAAAGAATACCTCAGTAATTTGAAAGTTGTTGTTAGGCTCTAGTATAGCTCTGAACCACGTAGAAACTTCTTCAGAGTCTTGATCAGCTGGATACACTTCTTCACTTTGAAGTACGATACATACTGCGTTAGGGTTTATAACTCTGTTAAGGTTGTTCTTACCTCCTCGAATTACAAGGTTATTACCGATACAGGTTACTCTTATAGTCATTGGGTTATCTCCTCTATTGCTTTAGGTCTGGGTAAAGGTCTGTTCAGATCTTTTCTTGGTGGATCTACATTGGGAGGAGTCATTTTAAGTACTTCTCTCATTATACTTGGTTGGCATTGGTTGTCAGCTACGAAGCCTATAAGGTCTTGGACAGCTAGCTGACAGGTTATTTCATTTTCAAAAGGCAAGATTAGGGTTTGACCTTTAGGGAAATACTCACTTGGGGTTGATGAGAGTATTATTAGGTAGTAGGTTATTACTTTTATCATTTTACATTCCACAGGATTATTGCTGCTATACCGAAAAATATTATTATATAAGTTCCTAAGTCCATTTAATTATTCCTTTATACATTGGGATGACCCCCGAGACTCTCATAGCCTCAGGGGTTAGGTTAGTTTAGAAGTCTACGGTAGAGTTAGGAGTGAAGACTACTAGTTCGATTACATCGATAGCTTTGATGTAGATAGTTTCTCTCGTAGGATCTTGAGAGTTTTTACGGTGACCAACAGTTACGTTAGCCTTAGAGCCGTTACCTATTAGGCTAGGATCGATAGGTTCACCGTTGTAGGTGACTGCGTTGGTAGGCAGATCTAAGTTCTTTTCAGTTCTTAGCTCAATCATAGCTACACCCTCTTCAGACTTTCTCCAGTTAAGGTGTCTTCCGTCTACATTAAAAGACTTCATAGCCTTAGCTTGCTTCTTGTTTTCAGTACCTACAGAAACAGAACGGTAGCCGAACCTGTTTTCACGGGTTAAAGAGTAAGCATAACCTACTTCTACGTTAGAGAATAGGTCAGAGTTAAGAGTTAGAGGAGTAGTAGTTGCAGTCGAAGTGTTGAATAAAGCCATGATGGCCTCCTTTATTTAAGTTAAGATGATCTACACTGGTATAGTAGATTGATGCAGATTGCATCAAAAGCTACCCTCAGAGTACAGGATAGCTAGAGTTGAAATCTTAGTTAAGATGGCTTAGAGAAAAGGGTTTTAATACAGAACCATTGGTAATTTAAATGAGCAAGTATGCAGTCTTTTAGATAGACCCATTTATGTTCTACTCCGTGAGTCATGATGAATTCTGCTTCATGGAAGCCTGCTCGGTTAGCTACAACAGCACCCCAAGGTGTGTCTATGTAACAGGAGGAGGGTAGATTACAGTCTAAGTTATCTCCGTCATGTTCAAGTTTAGAACAGAATAGGTCTGGTAGCATGGAGTAGAGTTGGAACAGGATAATTATAAACCAGCACCATACTTTTCCCATTTTTTCTATATTTATTAGGTCTGTACTTCTGCCTAGAATAATAGTAGAACGCCAATGGGCAGTGCCTGACGGGTCGTTCCACCAAAAGCCTTTGGTATAGAAGGTGTTAACCCAGCGTTTAGGGAAGTCGTAGGTTACTTTGTTTTGGTTATCGTCTATGTATGAGATATAGCCTCCGCTGATGAATTTACCCATTGGATAATTCTCCTTTTAAGTTTTTCAGGATTTGATGGAGTCGGATAGTATTAGTTTCTCTATTCCAACCAGTAGAGACAATTAGCTTTCTGGCTAGCTTATGAGAGGATGCTAGTTCTTTGAGGCAGTTAAAGATCTCAGAGCGATAGAAGTTTATAGCTTCGGATTTTATTATATTATTCATGGGTGGGCATTCCTTTTACCATTTCATTTGAGCGTTCAAGGCAGGTCAAGACTACATCAGGACAAGTTACAGCATTGAACATAGCGAACTCTTCTTTAGCTTCGGCAACACTACCATAGTACTCCACATAGTTCATGAAGATTTTCTTTTTACCGTTGCTGACTAACATTTTTTCGTAGAGCTTCATGTCTTTATTTTTAGTCCACTCTGCTTTTACGTCTTTAACAGAGGCTCCGAGACCTAGGTTCCACGCTAGGAAGAATATGAAGGAGGCAAAGCCTACAAAGAATGCGTTGAACAAGAATAGTTCCATCTAATTACTCCTTTAATAAAGATTTAAGGTGACTTTGTTCTTTTAGTTTAGACAATATAAAAGTTTTGTATACTTCTGCGAACGCGTCTCCGTGACAGTATCGCACTTCAGACACTGACAAGAGTGTATCTTCAGTATACAGCCACGCGAAGGCGAAGTCTAGGAATTCTACAGGCACTTCTATCGTCTTAGAGTTAGGCACTTCTCTGACTATTTTATCAGACATTTAGGTACTCCTTGATGTGGTTTGGGTTCATCCCGTGGAATCCCATCGGACACCACGGGTACAACTTGCCCTCGCTAATTAGCCGTTAACAGCTTCGAGGTATTCTTCTCTGGTATTACAAACTATACCACTTGAGGTAATATACAGTGTACGGACTTCACTCATAGAAGCACCTTGTTTTGCCATCTCCTCGTTAGTACGAGTGGGCTCGAAGATTTTTACTTTGCTATTATTTAGCATTCTTTCACCATTGTTTAAGTTTCGGGATAGTATACACAAGGTACACTTCAGAACCCTTTAGGACTGGGAGGTAACCCTAAAGGATTCGGAAGTGCACCCCTCGAAAGGGGAACACAGCAGGATCAGAAGACGACAGGAGCCGAAGCCACAGAAGCCGCAGGAGACGCAAACGGGGCGGAAGACAGGGCACAGAAGAACCCAGAAGCAACCGAACCAGAACGAACGCCAGAAGCGCCAGCCACGAACACCGGAACACCAGAGAAACAGGCACGACGGACAGCAGCCAAGAAGTCCCCCGAAGCAGCACCACCGACCCCACCAGGGAAGCCAGCAGCACGAGCCACAAGCGAACCAGAGAGACCGGAGACAGGACAGGACCAGGAAACCCGAAGAGACGGAGCACCACCCGAAGAACGGAAGAGAGCAACGCCCGAGAGAACCACGGCACCGCCAGAGCAGACGGGAACGAAGGCAGAGGCAGGCACCGGAGCGGAGCCAGGAGCCACCGCAAAGGAAGCCGGAACAAAGCCAGCAAGAGGAGAAGAAGCCACGGAAGAAACAACCGGAGCAAGAGAAGACGGAAGGCAAGAAACAGAATTAGTCATAACAAAACCGAACCCGGCAAAAAGCACAAAGACACGGAACCGCAGCAGGCGAAACGGCGACGCAGGCAAGGACAGGCCACAAAGACCCGGAAGACCGCCCCGAACAGGAGCGAGCCACCGGGCCCCCCGAGCCGGCCAAGCAAGGGGAGCAACAGGCGCACAAGTATAGGAGGGAAGGACCGGGCGCCAAAGACGGCCACACCCCAACGGGCGACAAGAAAACCCACCCGCCAGAAGCGGCGAGCGGCAAGCCGCGGAAGAGGAAAGGGGGGACCCCGCAAGAGAGAAGGGGTACCCCAAAACCAACACACATCTTTTTACACACAGACAGAGAGTACCTCTAAAACCCTGACAACCCCTAACCCCAATAAAGTATAGATCCCCTATAGAAAATCAGAAGATGTCCGGGGGGTGCCAGAATGGATCAACGCCAGAAGTTGAAAATTCTCAGGGAAAAATCAAGAAGAGAAGCCCTAAAAAAACAAGAGGAAAACTTTGAGTTGTTCGCCAGGGATGAGATAAAAATAATTACTAAAGACCCTTCTAAAGGCTTCGTTCCCTTCAAGTTTAACGCCTCACAAAAAATAATTGATAGGGCCCTCGAAAAACAGAGGGAAGAAACTGGGAAAGTCCGGGCGGTAATTTTAAAAGCGAGACAACAAGGAATATCAACTTATTGTTCTGCCCGGGTGTTTTGGAAAACCTTCTTCGTACCTAACACACGTTCGGTGGTTATGGCTCACGACAGTGCTACTTCAGACGCCCTCTTCGACATGTCTAAAAATATTATAGACAGGATGGGAGAGAGTAAACCGGAGACATATAGATCCAATGCTAAAGAAATTAAGTTTGCTCACAATAATTCAGGTTATCGCCTGTACACAGCCGGGGCCAAGGAAGCCGGAAGGGGCACGACACCCACTATTGCCCACCTCTCCGAAATTGCGTTCTGGAACTTCGACAAAGAAATCCTTGCAGGGCTCTTCCAAGGGATTTCCCAGGCCGATGGTACTGAAGTAATCCTTGAGTCTACAGCCAATGGTGCTAGTGGAGAGTTCTTCAGGTTATTCAGAGACGCTGAAGAAGGTAATAACGAGTATATAGCTATCTTTATCCCGTGGTTCGCCACTGAAGAGTATGTAAGATCTCTTCCCAAAGGCTTTGAACTTACTGTGGATGAAGAAGACTATAAAGAAAACTATGACTTGACAGATGAACAACTTTACTGGAGAAGGCTTAAAATAGCGGAGAGTGGAGAAGATAAGTTCAGACAAGAGTATCCCGCCACGGCAGAAGAGGCTTTCTTAGTCTCGGGCTCTAGCGTATTCAATCAAGAACAAGTAGGGAAGCTTATTCCAGTGACACCCAAGTCCGTAAGGAACTTCGATGACACAACAGGGTTCTTTGAAGAATCTCGCCGGGGCCCACTCGAGGTATGGCAGGTTCCTGGGTTTGACTCTAAGTTTATTATCGGGGCAGACGTAGCACTGGGGGTAGGCCAAGATTATAGTACTGCGGTAGTACTTGATGTGGAAGGAAATGTTTGTGCAACCTACAGAGACAACACTATTGACCCATCTAATTTCGGTGATATACTATTTTATCTGGGTAGGTATTACAACAATGCCCTTATGGCAGTGGAAAGCAATTCTATGGGAATTGCCACTATCACAAGACTACAACAAATGGGGTATGTCAATCTCTATTACCAAACAAAACGAATGACTGCCATGAACGATGAGGCCGGGTTAAAACCAGGGTTTAGAATGACTACGGGCACTAAGCCTATGGTAATTGGTTACCTTAAACGGGCTATAGACGAGGATGATATTTGGATTCCCTCAAAGAACTTAATAGATGAGCTTAAAGTTTATGTGTCTAATGATAACGGACAGACAGGGGCTTTACCAGGTCACCACGATGACCTAATAATGGCGCTGGGAATAGCTTGGGAAGCCAGACGTACTCACCTAGATAAACTAACTAATGACAGAATATCCTGGAGAGATAGACACTTTGTAAAAGAGAAAGAGGAGGTATGGTTATGAGTGAGCTTAAAAAGAAGTTAGCAGAAGCAAGAATAAAAGCCGCTAAACACCCGGGGGGTAAGAATCTTAACATAATAGACTCTACTGAAATGGCCCGGGAGTTACAGTTAAACTCTGCTGCTTCAAGGAAGAAAAATAATGAGGCCCGTGAAGATGCAGAAAGACTCCTGAAAGAATTTAAGAAGAGGGGCGATGAAATGGCTGCCCTAGATCTTAAAGGTCTGGACGTAATGAAATTAATTATGGGAGACGCTATTGTTAAGGGTGATACAAGAACTGCTGCTGCTCTTGCTGCGCAAGTTGCAGAGTATGAGACCCCCAAGCTTACACGTCAGGAGGTTCATTCTACCGTTATGGATGTTACTGAGCTTAGCGATTCAGAGCTTGAAGAGTTACTTAATTTGGAAAAAGAAACAGTAGAAAAGGGAGTACACTAATGTCACTTTGGCAGGCACCTAAAGGCGTGAAGAAGAAGAATGGTAAAGTATGGGATCCTACAGTAAAAGCTTCAGAACTACGGTATGAGACAGATAAGTCAAGAGACATGAGACCACCTGAAGAAATTAAAGAAGCAAAAAAGAATCAAAAGATAATTGAAAGATTTGAATTAAAATAGAGTTCGCCTGCGACAACCTTTCTCTCCTTTCCTTGTTGCAAGGGGTTCCCGGTGTCCCCGAGGCGGTATCACCGGGCATATACTTAACACGCCATAGGAGAAAAAATGAGAAGATATTTAAAAAGACTTTACTGCGCTATATTAAATAAAAAGTGTAATGAAGAGTGTAATTGTCTTGACTAAAATTAGGGTGCCCTGAGTGGTCCAACAGAAGGATTGAAACATGAGTATGAGTGGCTATAAAGAAGCCGTCAGTGACGAGCTAACTATTGCGCTTATCGAACAGGGAATAACTAACTCCGCAGGAGATTGGTTAAACTCTTCTGATATGGCAGAAGAAAGACAAAAGTCTACCTATGAGTATGCTGGTCTTGCCAAACATCACCTAACACCTAATGGTGTGTCTTCTATTGTTGCTACCGACACAACAGAAACAGTTGAAGCTTACCTGGCCATTATCTCCGAGCTTATGTTTAACAATAATAAAATAGCCAGATTCCTTCCTTACTCAGGTTCCCCTAAAGATATTAAGGCGGCCCAAGAAGCCTCAGACCTTACTAACTATTGTATTTTTAAAAAGAATAAAGGCTGGGAACTGCTAAACACCTGGGTTAAGAGCTCTTTGCTCTGGAAGAATGCTATACTTCGCTGGGACTTTATGGAAGACTATAACCATGAGTTTGAAGAGTTTGATACTATAACCGAACAAGCCCTAGACCTTAAGTTAGCCGATCCTGAGATAGAGTTAGTAGGAGAGCTAGTAGGTGATGTGTTAGGAAATTATACTAACGTAAGACTTAAGCGCACTATAAATAACTCAAGAGTTAAAATAGAAAATGTACCCCCTGAAAACTTCAGGATAACACGGGACGCCACAAGTATTGAAGACGCTCAGTTTGTTGGTATACAAGTAGAGATGACCAGATCAGAAATAAGAAAAGAGTGGCCTGAGATTTCTGATACTATAGACGACTGGGATAACTTAGCAGGCTATAGTAGTAGTGGAAAAAGCTCTTACCAAATAGAGCCTGCAGTAAGAAAAGAAGTAGTAGGCCTAACTTATTACGATGGGGAAGACGTAGGCTTGGAAGCTAACTCTACTGTTGATGTAACAGAGTGTTGGGTCAAAGTAGACAGGGATGGCGATGGTATCGCAGAGTTAAAACACTTTATTGTGGCAGGAACA